TTAAAGTTATGCACTGCTTCTAATAGCTCTTTCTTAAAGCTGGTTGTTAATGTTGATGTAATGGCCATCTATTTTAACTCCGTTAATATTTTAGCTAAATCCTCATGGCCCTGACGAGTCAGGATATTCCGCATAGTGCATCGCTCACTATTGATGCTCTCTTTAATATAATAAAGTATTGTCGAATAAATAGCTACTCGGAAGGCTTGGGCCTGTTGTCTCACATGGCCCTCAGCATTTTCTGAAATACCACAAATTCTATCTGTTGCTCTTTCTGCCCAGTACTCTGGTGGGTGTCCTCGGTTTTGTTGTGTATCCACCATAACGCTTCCGATGCTACTCACTGTGTCTATTTCTATCATATTAATACCTTTTCGCTTCAGGAGGAGTACTTAAAATCGGTACTAATTCGGCTGTTTTTCGATTTTCCTGTTCTATTGCTTCGGTGTACTCTATAAACCCTGTTTTATAGAACTCATTCGTTTCAGGGTTGAGTAAAATCATCGGAGGGTTATTCAATCTATGATACCCGTAGATTTTATCTTGTATAGGAACATCCGTGTCAAGCAAGCCAGACCTAGGAGCAACACTCACAACTATTCCCGAAGTTATACACTTAGACAACCAAAACTCAACACAAGCGCGACCTGCTTCTGCAAAGTGCAAATTACCTTTGTATGTAAAATCTACGCCGAACATATTGATTCTACCAACTTTGTTATACATAGCATAAGCAATAGCAAAACAAACAGTGTTGTTTAAGTAAGAACTTCCAGTGGCTTCGACAACCTCTAAAAGAGGAAACTCAACCAAATTTTCACATCGTTCGTCTAACTCACATGTGTAGATTGGGCCAGGATGAGTTTTTAACACTTTTCTCATCAATTTAGTCTGACTTCCGGCATCATCTGTGTCAAGAAAACGACTGGCTGGGTCCAACATAAAGGTTCGATCTACTTGTCTAGCAATGCCTGCCATAGCATTAATTGCCCAGACTTCATCAAATTCGTTTCCGTGGGATATCGCTAAGTGGTAATCGAGTTGACTCTCACCCATAGCGACGATGGCGATATTCGCCCCGTCAAGTTTTTCTATTCTCATGCCTGTGGTGTTCTCCTTACTTGGTCATATCTATATTGGTCTCGGGTGGATTTACCTTCCCCGAGATTTTTCATCGAAGCTAATGCTTCTTGAAATCTTGTCTCATAGATTGGTGATGTCTCATAATTTTTTAGATACATCATGGCTTCTACTAAAGCACCATACAGTAAAGCATTAGGAGCGTTAGTTGACAACCAAGTTGTACCGGAATCACCTGCCGAAGTAAGGGATGATGGCCTATAAAAATAGTGTAACTCAAAAGTGTAGTTTGAATTTGGCGTAGGAGCCAATATAAAAGTATTTTCGTCGAACTCGGCGTAATACTTTGGTGTCCCTGTTGTAGAGGATGCGGGTGTATAATCCCGAATAAAACTTGGGTGCTTCAGTAATAGATAGTTATAGTTCGAACTCGAGTCTATAACTGCTAAACTAAAAGGGGATAGGAAGTCAGTAGGTGCTCCTAAATATGCAGAACTAGCGGTTGCTGTGCCTGTTACGTTTTTTATAAAGTCGTCTAGTTGTACGCTTTTTAAAATACGTTCTTCTGATGTTTTTATGAAGTCGTCTAAATGTGTAACAAATGTTGACTCCGTAGACTCAGAATAATCTTGTATTGCGGTTTTTAATGAAGAATATGTCCAACTCATCTCATCAACCCGTGGTTACTGTGACAGTGCCGACGCTACCTGTCACTTCTTCCATGTAGAAACTAGATCCTATAACATCATTATGGGCTGTATCCATAGAAAGTCCTGTGACTCCATCAGCGTTCTTAGTGTTTCCAGACCTTACGATTCCGTACCCCGCAGTCGGGGCAGATTCTGTGGGTCTAGGTTGTTTTAACGCCTCGGGGTCTGCAGGTACATTCGAAGGTTGTAACTGTGGCTGTTTAGGTTCATAACAGTCAGGGCAAACTTTTAGCCCGTTCCACTCCATCTTCATTTCTAAATACTTATAGACAAATCCGCATCTATCGCATTGAGCTTGTGAGTATTTTCCGACCGCATAAGCCATTAGATATAGCTCCTAGTCGGGACAAAATGTAAAGAAGTTCTATTACGATCTTCATCAGCTGCAAGTTTAAAGTCTTGTTCGTACTGAGTTTTTAATATCGCAGCTTTTTCTGGATTGCGTTTTAATGCGATATAATAGGCCAACCCACTGGCCATGCAAGGCATAAACCTTGAAGGAATTTCTGGATCCTGTGCAGAAGCAGATGCATCATCTATTCTTTGAATAGTGTTGGCAACCAATCTATATGTGTATGCGCTATCTGGGGTAGGCCACAACTTAACAACAGGCGTGGTTTGTCTATCTAAAAACAACTGGTTTGGTCTTCCTGTAGAAGATTTATCTGGTATGTTTAGATATTCTGTTCTACCTATTCGTGTGAGTTGAAGGTCTGTTGTAGTGGATCCGTCTATTTGTCGTATAACTGCGGATACTATGTCTATATCGTAAGAGTTCAGTGTGTAACTATTAGTGCCTGCAGTGAGGTTTGTGGTTACCTGCTCTATTGTCCAGAGGTTAACCCCTCTGTTAGACCAGTCTGCGAACATAATATTCAAAGACCTTCTAGCAGTCTCCGCGTCATATCCCGTTCTAAGTTCTAAACCAGCTAACTCATAGGCTTCCTCTATCGTATCAGCTATTGTTAGCTGAAATGTTTTAGTGCCAGAGGTAGCCATGAATTAGTATTCTTTAATTACTGTCAAAACAATAACGTAAGAATCTCCGCTGGCGTGTCCCGTAGTTGTTAGCTTGATGTCACCCGTTTTCCCACTAGCGGCAGCGGTGTTTTGCAAGCCGCCCATGTAAGAAAAATCAACATCATCACTGAAGTCAGAGTTTAAATCCCAACATATTGTGTTTGTAGTAGCGTTCCACAAAAGTTTAATACTCATACCGAATGTTGAGTAATTTATTCTTTCTACTTTGCAACCTGTACACGCAGCTCCATCTGAGCTGCGTGCGGCGAGAGCACTTACATCTACCTTAGTGACAGCCGACTCACCTGTGCCATCAGATGTGTTGGTTAGCTGTAT